ATTGAAGTCTCAGGTAAAGATGGTGAAAGCCGTTTCCGCATTATAAATGATGAAGTTTATTATGACGTGAGCGGTGGTTCCCGCTGGAGACATAAAGTTTGGGATTGGTGTACTTATGGAGAATTTTTGGAATCCGAAGTGAAAAGAGGAATATGGAATTGGTTACGGTGGTTTGGTCTCTCGAAAGTTGTATACCAAAAAGTTCAATACTCTAGACCTTGGGAGGATTGTCAAAATAGAGTTTTGATATGGACCATCCCGGCATATAGTTGTATTCGATTCAACTGGATTCCCTCTGATTTAAATGCTAGACGTTTGAAGCGCGTATGTTACGCTGATAAATTCCGTCTTGGTTGGAATGCATTAATAAGTCAAGTGAAGGATAAGTTGAATATAAGTTGTGGTCGTCAAGGTGAAGACGTTAGTTTTTCTATGAATAAGGAAGATTACGACATCTTGATGGGATTAAGTTCCGCACAATCCGTTACGACGCGTATGTTGGGTATGGGATATAAAGAAGCTGGATTTATGGCATTAGTTGGCCAGTATTTTGCTGGTAAAGAACCCCCTAAGAGTGATCCCGCCAGGGTAGGAAATCCTATCAAGGCAAAAGTCCATTGGCCGTTGGCCAGTGAAGCTGATGAACCCGAAACAAAAAGTAGAGTTTACGCAACACCTATAGTAACTGATTCAAACGTAGTACCGATGATAAAACGATGGGAATCTTTAGCACTTTCTTTGGAGAGAAGAGTTACGGCTGTGAATAATACAAAGACGCCAAGTTCAAAAACACAAGCTTTTGCACAAGAGTTTGTGAGACTTGTGACACCTGAAAATGGTGTTGGCGCACCGTATTCCATGGAAGAAACTGCTGAAAAATTGAACAAACCATCTCAAACTTTGGCTGTGAAACAAATTTGGGAAACTATCGATATGACATGTCGCAAATTAATAGAGGCTTTTGTTAAAAATGAGCCCTGTATGAAAACCGGAAGGATTATTTCATCGTTTGCTGACATGAGATTTATTGCTAAGTTTTCCTCTTTCACGCTTTCGTTTAGAGATAAAGTTTTGCACAATGAGAGCAATGACCATTGGTTTTGTCCAGGGAAGACTCCGAAAGAAATTGCGGAAAAAGTTTGTAATTATGTTAAATCCATATTTACACCTATGGAAGCCGATTATGAAAACATGGACGGCACAGTGTCTGCGTGGATTCAACGTCACGTTGTTAATCCTTGTTATTTAAGGTGGTTCCATCCCAAGTATAGGGCTGAATTAACTGGTTATCTGGATATGCTAATAAGTTGTCCGGCGAGAGCCAAGAGATTTGGTTTTCGCTATGATGCCGGTGTTGGTGTTAAGAGTGGTAGCCCTACTACTTGTGATGGAAACTCCATAATTGATGCTTTTGTGATGTATTGTTCAATACGTATGACCCAGCCAGATTTGTCTATGCAAGATGCATTTAGATTGATTGGACTCGCGTTTGGTGATGATAGTCTGTTTGATGAGATGTATAAAAAGGCTATGTTGAAAGTTGTTGAGGATTTGGGAATGAAGATAAAAGTTGAGAAGTTTAAGCCTGATCAAGGTTTGACTTTTCTGGCTAGAGTTTATCCGGATCCCTATACGACAACTACAACATTCCAAGATCCTCTGAGAACGTGGCGAAAATTACACTTGACGCAAAGAGATCCCAATATTCCTATTGCCTCGGCAGCATTAGACAGATTGAGCGGATATCTGGTTACCGATAGTTTGACACCTGTAACGAGTCACTATGCAAGAATGGTGACCAGATACTATGAAGGATTGACTGACACTGAAACTAAGGAACAACGAGAGAAAAGGCGTACTGTTGATCGGGAGAAACCTTACTGGTTAACTGAGGGAGGATCGTGGCCCCAAGATGAGAAGGATGTTGACTTAATGACTCGAGTAATTGCCGCACGAACTGGCTTCGATGAGGAAACTCTTCGAGGTCTTTGTTTGCAACTCGATGATTGCACTAACCCTTGGGCTGAATTTACACTGAACAGGAATGAAGAACCTAATCCGTATAAAGATACTTTGGATGAGGATGCTCAACCTTGCAGTGGCAGCGTGGACGATCGTTTATATCAAAATGACAAACATATTACGCAACTTAGAGCGAGTGCAGGAAATTCCCGCAGAAATGAGGACACAGCTAGAACCAGTAATGGTGATGCTAAA